GATGAAAATGTTATCCATCATCCACCGAAGAACAGGGTGTCCGTTGTGGGCAAGGGTCTGTTCCAGAGTCAGTTTCATCAGTTCCTTGGTAGGCGGTGACATATCTTTATATCCTTGTCCAAATTGTACCATCGTAAAACCTAACCCCTCAAGATTCTGCGACATCTGCACTGCACCCCACCTATCAAAAGCAATCTCTTTGATATGAAACTTCTGCCCCAGTTCATCTATGAAATTTTCAATAAAACCATAGTGAACAACGTTGCCTTCGGTAGTTTTCAGATAGCCTTGTCGCTCCCATATATCATATGGAACATGGTCACGTCTTACTCTGAGTGGCAGTGTTTCTTCCGGCAGCCAGAAGTAAGGCAGAACATAATAATGTTCATCATCTTCAGTAGGTGGAAAGACAAGTACAAAAGCTGTAATATCTGTTGTACTGGAAAGGTCAAGCCCACCGTAGCAGATACGACCTGCAAGCATCTCTTCATCAAAAGCGACCTTGCATTTGTCCCATTTTTCCATCGGCATCCAACGCACCGCCTGTTTTACCCACTGATTCAAACGCAGTTGTCGAAAAGCATTTTCTTCACCGGGAGTTTCCTTTGCAGAATTACACGCAGCCACCACCTTATCCATTCCGATGGTCTTATCCAGGCTTGGATTTGCCTTTTTCCACACCTTCGGGTCAGTCCAGTCCTCGGATTCATCTGCACCATAAATCACTGGATAGAAAGTAGGGTCATGTTTTCTGCCCTCCAGAATATCCTTCGCTTTTTGGTGGACTTCATAGCAGATGCTATTGGTATCCGTTCCGGCTGTGGTAATCAGGAAATACAAAGGCTGCATTCTGGCATCACCGGAACCTTTGGTCATAACATCGAACAGTTTTCGGTTCGGCTGCGTATGAAGCTCATCAAACACAACCCCATGAATGTTGAAACCATGCTTGGAATAGGCTTCTGCCGAAAGCACCTGATAAAAGCTGTTTGTTGGTGTATATACGATTCTTTTTTGTGCAGTAAGTATCCTGACTCTTTTCATCAATGCCGGACACATACGAACCATATCTGCGGCAACGTCAAAAACAATCGAGGCTTGCTGTCGGTCTGCGGCACAACCATAGACCTCCGCTCGCTGTTCTCCGTCACCGCAAGTTAATAGCAGAGCGACGGCAGCTGCAAGCTCACTCTTGCCATTTTTTTCGGAATTTCAATATATGCTGTATTAAACTGACGATAGCCGTTCGGTTTCAAGATTCCAAACAGGTCACGGATAATCTGTTCCTGCCAGTCCAGCAGTTCAAATTTCTTTCCTGCCCATGTGCCTTTGGTGTGGCTGAGGCATTCAATAAAAGAGACGGCATAATCTGCCGCCTTTTTGTTATACTTGGAATCCTCCGCCATAAAACGGGTCGGTTTAAATCTTGCTATTGTTCTCACCTCCAAACAAAAAAGACCTGCCAAAAGCAAGTCTGCATCATTTATTTTAATGCCCTCATGGGGCAGTTTTGTAATCGAGATTCCATTCCCATTGTAACCATGTTACCATACAAATTCAAGTTTATCAAGTCATAACGAAAAAATATACTGCACAAACATTGCAGGACTATTTTGTGTACTATATTTCTTCGGTACGAGCCACACAGCCTTGTTTCCAAGGCTGTGGTTTGTGGGTTTGAAAGGGAAATTTATCTTCCCGTCATGCATTCCCATTCAAATTCGCAGGCATTTTCGTATTCCTCATCAAAAAGGGCATCATCGTCGATGTAGTCCTCCTTGAAGTTGATTCTGTCAATGCCTTCAAAAATCGTTTCGTTTTCTTCAGCATCCGCCTTTGCAAGGTCTTCTGCGTTTTTCTCAACCCATGCTGTGAACTCCTCGTCGTCCATTCTGTCCTCATTTTCAATTTCAAGGTCGTATTCGTAATTTTCATCAAACCAAGTGATGACCGCCTTTGTGATTTCGGTTCTTTCGTTCCAGTCCGTTCTGTTTGCCATTGCTCTTGCCTTTGCGATTCCGTATGATACCATTGTATTTTCCTCCGTATTTCGTGGCTTTTTGGTTGTTTTCCCTTTCGGTAACTGTATATTACCATACCTTTGGACACATAGCAACCCGCTAAACTGCCAGAATATACAGTCTGAAAACCACCACTGTATTGTGTAGATTATGACAGCAAAAAAGCAGCCGCCACGTTTGCGTTTGTGGCGTTGCTTTTCAAATCGGAAAGGTATTTGAAATCGCTTTTACTTGCCGTTACAGGCGAACGTGCGGGCTGTCAGTCCCTGATTATGATCGGCATCAGACCGTTTGGCTTAGGAATAAAAAGTTCAATGTTCCAAAATCGCTGTCTGTACTTTTCCATAAGTTCAGGAGAAAGATCTGTGAAATCTTCTGCTCCAAGACCTGCGATGAAAAATGTGCCTTTGATGATGTCACCTGTTTCAGGAAGCATTCTGTTCCACTCCGTATCGGATTTCAGCTTTGATTCATCATCACAAACAAGGGCAATTTCATCTTCAAAAGGGTATATCGCTTGCAGATACCCGCCAACTGTTTTCTGCATGGATTCCAGATTGCCGTCAATTTCAGCTTCTCTTGGATGTTTTCTCGGTTCAACGATAAGTACTTTCATATGGTTTTCCTTTCTGAGCCGTATGCGGGGCAGTTTGTTCTGCCCCTTGGCTCTTTTGGTTTTAGTTCAGTCTGATGCGAATTGCAGGGTATTCCTTTGCATTGCCCCAGATGTCCGGTCTGGTTATCATGCAAAGTCCCTCAATGCTGCATCCCTGTGTGGCAAGTTTGTGCAAATTCTCAAGAAGTGCTGTGCTTGTTTCTGTAACCGCTATAGTTTCAACTCCCGCCTCTCTCATCGTCTTAACAAAATCGTTCATGTCTGTTGTCCAGGGAAACTCGTTGCATTCAAATTCGCTGCTGTTGTGGTTGAGGTTAAATTCGTAAGTCCAGTAGGCTTCAAGCGTTCCCCGGCTCAGCTTGGTTGCATCGTTCTCAGAATTTATTATGAGGTTTTCAAAGTAGTTTTTAATCTGTTCGTTCATGGTGTTTTCCTCCAAATTTCGTGGTTTTCGGTCGGTTTTCCGTTTCGTTGTGTTGTATATTACCGCTTTTCAGGAATATAGTCAACGGTATCTGCGATAATAAATGTAACAAACATAACGCTGAAATCAGAGGAGGTTATTGTGTAGAATATGACAGCAACACAAAGCCGCCCTGTCGGCTCGTGTGGGACTTCATTGCAATGGGGAAAACTTTACGGAGGAATCCCTGAATTGCCACACAGCCAAACGTGGCAGCTTGTGTTCGGTTATTCTGCTGTGTTACGGTGAATAATGCTGATGATTTTTTCCTGTTCTTCCAGGGAGATTCCCAAGGCTTCAAGAGCCTCATGGGTTCCGCAGTCGGGACAAATCAGCGTTTCATTATCGGTTCTGGAAAGTGCAGGAACTTCAGTATAAACACACCCGCATTTCGGGCAGGTTCTTTCTGTTGCAGTTTCAGTTTTCATAATGGGCAGCTCCTTTCAGGCTCTTTTCATAGGCTTCATCAAGGTACTTGAAATCGAATCCGAAAATGGTGTATCCGAACTTGCAGGTGCTGACATATGCAGAAGTTGGAATCCCAAGCCTGCGTTCCTCGTGCATGATATACACAAAAGCATCAATCATTTTTCCGGTTTCGGAAAGCCTGATTTTCATATTTTTCTTGTAGTAGAAATTAGGATAGCCCTCGTAAATATCAAGGCTGTGTTCATCGGCGGCAGTCACTTCCCAGACAGCAACCGGAACAACTGAACTTTTCTTTTTTTCAATGGTAAGGTAAGAGCCTGTTTTGCTGCCTTTGTAGAGAAGTTCATAATCCCCGATAACCGCCGTTCCAACGATTTTTGCTGTTGGGCATCTGTACTTCATCTGACGGACATTGAGGTTTGAGCCATAAGCAAGGTAATATCTTTTCATTGCAAATCTTCCTTTTCGTGAATTCCGCTTTGCGGTAGTCACATATTAACTCTTTTTCGGAGTGAATGCAACCCGCTAAATCTACAAAATATCTGTGCCTTTTCCTGTGTGGTATTTGTTCAGATTATACTTTGCAAAATCAGGGGTTGTGCGGGCTTGTGTGGGCTTTTCTTGAGGTTGGGAAAACTTCCCCACAAAAGCAACGTGGGTGGCGATGTTGTCACCCGTTGCCCTTGAGGGCGAGCCTTTTCAGGCTCTGCCGTATCTGAAAGCTGCATCTCCGTCAAGGTTCTTGGTCAGAAAACTTCTCGCTGTGGAAAACTCCTCGCCAACCATTCCCAATCGAATCAGCCATGTTCGCATTGCGAATTTCGGATTTTCCGTTTGCTGTGGTTTCGGACTTGCTGTTTTCAGTTCTTTCGCCATTTCGGAAAGTGCAAGGCAAAGCTGAATGTAGCTTTTCAGCTGTCCTGCGTGAAGTCCGTTTTTCTTTCCGTTTGCAGGTTTGTCAAAGTTAAAGCATCTGAATTCAACTGTGCCTTTGGTAAAGGTTGCGTGAAAGTTCAGCATATGGTATCGGCTGTCATTGTAGTGTTGATTTCTTCCGTAATCCGCACCGTTTGCTCTGTACCAGATGTCGGCAAGCTGAGCCATGGTTCTCGGTTTTTTCTGATTCAGCTGTTCAATGAACTTTGGGTTTACCGTTCTGCAGTATCGGTTCATTCTGCCACTGTCGATTTTCAGGGCATCTGCGATCAGCTGTTCGTGGCTTGCCATCAGGTTGGCAAGATTTCTGAGGGTCTGTGGGGTATGTCCGTTTGCTCCGATGTGGATGTGAACCCCTGCCCCAATCCCTGCGTGGCTGATTGCTCCGGCTTTTCTGAGGATTCTCACCAGTTCCTGCAGGGGTTCGATGTCCTCGTATTTCAAAATCGGTGTGACCAGTTCGCATTTTTCGCTGTCTGTTCCGCTGATGCTTACGTCTCTCTGAAATTTCCATTCTCTGCCCTGTGCATCCCATGCTGACCAGGTGCAGTAGCCGTTTCTTCTTGCTGTGTTTTCGTATCTGCCTGTTCCGAAAAAGTCTGCGGCAAGTTTTGCAGCTCGTTCTCTGGTGATGTGGTTCATTTCGATTTCTACGCCGATGGTCTGGTTTTTCAGGTTTTCGATCTGTTTTTCTGTTTTTGCGTTCATGGTATTTTCCTCCGTAATTTCGGTATTTTTTAAGGTGTTTCCCTTTTGTTGTATCACATATTACCGCATTACGAAGTATAATGCAACCCGCTAAATCAACAGAAAAACAGACTGTATATTCGCCAAAAGATTGTGTAATATACAGTCTTGATTCACTTGAATTTCTATGGTAACATACAGTACGATGGAATAGGTTCTGTCTTAATTTTCAGCCCCCGCCACTCTGAAAGAATCCACTTCCGGAATGATCGCAAGGAAAGAACCATTTTCCCATTTCATATGAATTGACCCCATATCATCGATATGTGTTACCTCACCAACAGTCCCTGGAGGAATGGGATATTTTTCATTCCGCATGGTGATCATCTGGAGCTTTGTCCCCTTTGGATACTGTTTTCGGAGTTGTTCCAGATAACCTTTATTCGGAAACTTCATCTAAATCACCAACCTTTCTAAATGCGGAATTGCCTGTGAGATTGCGAAGAATGACCTTTCTTGCCGTTTTGAATTCTGCACCCACCATTCCCAGACGAATCAGGAAACACCGCATGGTGTATTTGGGATTATCGGAAGTATCCGGCTTGCGGTTGATGCGGCTCTGGTTCTTGGCAAATTCGCAGAGCATGGAAATGAACGTGCAGCAGGCATCTGCATCACCGTCTTGCTCTACTTTGAACCATGGAAATTCCACCTTTTCATCAGATGGAATGATGTCCAGCGAATCTGTTTGAAAAGCAGCCTTGAACAATGTAGCTTTGTTTTTGCAGATCTGTCGGAGATTGCTTAGTGTATGCTCCGTGAAGAAATCAGCTGGCATCTGAACTGTCAATTTTGTGGATTCCGGTTCTGTTGTGTCTGGAACATCATATCCACGTTTTTTCAGTTCTTCCATGAGATGTTCAGTTTCCTTGCTGTCAGCTGAATCGCTGATTTCAAGGTTGCCCTCTTTGGTGACGGTGTAACATTCCCCGATTTTGTAAGCACAAGTCGGCATATACTGATATTCGGCAGGAATTTCTAAAATCTCGTTGATGGCTTTTACCAGTGCTTTTCGTTTTTCTCCTGTGAGATGAAATTCAATCGTCATATGTTTGACCTCCTTTTCGGTAGTACACATGATAACTCGTTTCCTCACAGATATCAAGTGTGACATATGACAAACTTTCAGGCTGTGTTCTGTGCATAATACGCTATCCCAGACAGCACAAACCACGCATTCCCTAAAAATATACCATTTCCCCACATTTTATAGGCGGCACTATCGGAATACGGATCTTCCAGCCATTTTTCAAGTTGCTTTCGGCTTTTGGGTTTACAGGTTTTCCCGACAGCTTTGTTGTAAGTTTCAAAGACATTCTGCCACCAACAAATTTGTTCTTCCGTTGGATTTTCAATGCCAATATCATCACACCACCAAGTCGGCATACCTTGCAGCAACGCACATTCCTGCGGTGTCAATCTTCGCACGATATATTCCGGAGCATTGACCAGCGGCGGATCTTTGTAATCCGATGCCACAAGAGTATTTGCTTTTTCTTTTTCAGCAACAGTATGATGTGAATTTTTGCTTGTGGAATAGACCGGATGAGCAATTCCGCCTGCACCTGATGCAACAAGTGTAGGTGAGGTTTCTTCTTCGATCTGAAAACTGAATTTTGCGTTGTATCCCTGATTCATGGCAGGTCTGCCGATTCCATAGGCAACAGCATGATTTTCAGTACAATTGAGTGTGTACATTGTTTCCGATTCTTTATACCCGTTGCCGTGATGTGATGGACGTGAACCATTTCCCTCAACGACAACAATTCCGCCCTGATTTTTGCATGGAGACTGATTGCTTGTATCAATTGTTCTTGCAGTATCTGCTTCGTAAAATCCGCTGTTGGGATTGTCGGAAAGCATGGAATTGCTGTATTTTCCACAGATGCCGTATGCTTTCGGAACAAAAAGTGTCTGATCGTTATTGCAAGAAAGAGTAGCAAATTTGTTTTCTTGTATCAACGCACCCTTACCGCCGTTTCCGCCTCCACAGCGAATTTTCAGTGTTTTGGGAACAAATGCAGATTCCACCACAAACGGCTGGTTATTTCCGCCCGTTCCATATGTAGCTGAAACTGTTTCCGCTACTTCAACAGGACCCTTAAATCGTGTATCTTGCCCGTGATTTGAAAAAACTAACCCTGTGCTTGTTTCTTCAGAGCAAGTTCCAAAACTTCCGGCAGTTTCTTTCCTCGAACGGAAGCCCTGCGGAGAATACCCAGACACGCCCTCGGACTCAAATAATATTTTTGAGGCACATTCACCATCAAAATCTGCGACAAGGTAGATACGCATTCTTCTCTGGGGTACACCCCAGTATTGAGCATCGACCGTCCTGTATGCGAGAGAGAAACCGTCTGCCAGGATTTCTCCTGCCTTTGTCCACTTTTCAGGTTTAGGGACAGATATGTCTGGGATTTTGATTTTGCAGAGTTCTTCCAGGACGCATCGGAAGTCTTCTCCGCCATTTGAGGAGAAAGCACCTGTGACGTTTTCCCACACTGCGAATCTCGGATATTTACCATTGGTTGCACACCTCATTTCCTTGATAATTCTGACTGCCTGAAAGAATAATCCGGAACGTGCAGCATTCAAGCCATGACGCTTTCCAGCACAACTAAGATCGGTGCAAGGCGAGCCAAAGGTGATAATATCCACAGGCTCTATTTCCGCACCGTTGATTTTATTTATATCTCCCAGATGCTTTACAAACGGCAGCCGCTTTTCTGTAACAGCGATCGGGAACGGCTCTATTTCTGATTTCCAGACAGGCACAATACCGGATAGCATTCCTGCAACAGGAAATGTTCCCGAACCATCGAACAAGCTGCCAAGGGTGAGAGGTTTATTCATCAGGCTTTTTCACCTCTTTCACCAGTTCAGAATATGCGATCTGCTTTCCGTCACGGATAACATACACACCGTCAGCATCGCCGGTATCCTCAACATAACGGCGGAGAATAACCGATGCGTATTTTTCATCAAGTTCCATTGTGTAGCAGATTCGGTTCATCTGCTCACAAGCCATAAGTGTTGAACCACTGCCGCCAAAGGTATCAATCACAACACCATTTTCCTGTGTAGAATTTCCGATAGGATAACTCAAAAGGTCAAGTGGTTTTGAAGTTGGGTGATTCGCATTGCGTTTCGGCTTATCAAAGTTCCAGATGGTTGTCTGCTTGCGGTCGGAATACCAGTGATGCTTGCCATTCTGCATAAAGCCATACAGCACAGGTTCGTGCTGCCACTGATAATCCGAACGACCCAAAACAAGACTATCCTTTACCCAGATACAGCAGCCTGCAAGATGAAATCCAGCATCAATGAATGCTTTGCGGAAATTAAGGAAACGCTGAACAAAAGCACAGTTGAAAAAGCAAATCGATAATTACGACTAAAACAGCAGTATTTTGACTAAAATACTGCTGTTTTTCAACTTTT